TCATTCAGAGCAAGAACAGCAAATACGACTTTGGGGTTTAAGCCTTCTGGATAGTGTTCTGTATATTTTTCTGATTGGCCTCTATCCTCAGTCTCGGCCTGACCCAACTTCCCGCGAACAGAGTCAATAAATGTCTGCAGGTGCTTCGCTGCTTCGCCTTCCGGCAATGATCCGGCTAATTCCTGAATATCATCCATGCCGGTGAGGATTTTGTCGGTGTAATATTGAGTGTCACCAAATTCGTCAGTATAGGCATTAGACTTTTTGGTGAGCATTTTGTAAGTGGCGGCTAACTCATTGCGGGTGTCCATATCAGCATCAGGCATGGCTCCCAAGGCGCTTTCAAGAGTGGCAAGATCATCCTTAAACAATTCTACAGGCGCAACCTCTTCATCGAATTCAACGGTTCGTTTTCCGTCCAGACCAGTACGGACAACGCGAGATTTCGCTCCGACTTCTGCTCTTGCATAATCATATGCGTCTTGCCGAGTGTCGAACGGGCCTTCATCTAAATCCTTCCATTCAAACTGATCGTCCATGACCTCGATAGAATAAGCCGGTCCTTGTTCACCAGTGAGCGCAGTACCAGGGAACAGATCGGGAGACTGTTGACCAGCGAACAGATCACCGGCCCCGGCCTCTACCGGAACCTCGTCCTGCTCGATAGCTTTAATCTTCTGCTTGATTACTTCGCCTTCAATTGCTGTTGGTTCTGGCGTTAAATCAAGTGGTGGCGTCTTCTGCCTTTCCTTATAAGCCTTATCAATCTGATCAAGGTAAATATCGTCATTCAGAGACAACCTGCTTTCGTGCAGATTGTATGAGCGCACATCGCGGTAAAATCCATACCTTGCTGCGATATACGCTGTCATGTAAGCGTCAACTGGATTGAACCCTTGGTTAGCAACATCCTCGTATTTCATTTCATTCGGAGCATAGCCTTCAATTGCATCAAGCCAGCCTTGCGCCCACTTAAATGCAACCGGACTTTTTACATAAGGAATATGCACATCATCTATATTCAGCGCCTTGAATTCTTTTGACCTGAATATTTTCGACACTTGCTCCTGGGTTACTTCGCGGTCCAATGGTGGGGCCGGTTGAGGACTCCTTTCTGCAAGTATCTCTTTACCGGTGCGCGGATCACCTTCAAACGTATCAACAAGTTCGCCCTCTACGACAGGTTTGGCCTCCTCAACAGCCAAAGACAGGTTAAGCATTTCGATCAAGCTGGCTTCACGCGCTGCAATAGTGTTTCCCTCAACATCAAAGGCCTTGTTGAACTCCCTTCTCAGGCGGGTGATTCCAGATTTTGCTTTCGTAAACCGTTCACCGGTCAGCGCTTGAAGTAATAACTGGCGATTCTCTGCATTGGCTTTGCCGGACAAATTCATGATGTTGCCAGTATCTTGAGTCATTTCCATGACAAGGATGGCGGCGTCTTTCTTTCTGGATTCAACAACCTCTTGTTCGGCCTTGGCCTGTTTATCTGCTTTGACCTTTTCAGCCTCTTCCTTGACTGCTTTTTCTTCTGGCGTGTCCGGAACTTCCGCACCCTGCTCCTCGATCTTGGCTTTCAGTTCTGCGCGTTCAATCTGTAAATCAAGAATGACTTCCTCAATAGCAGCAGCAGCGCCCTTTTCCTCGCCCATGCTCTTGATCTTCTCGGGCATAGCTTGAATTACAGCTTTCTTATCGCCCTTGTCCAGTGACTTGCCGGCCTTTTTTATACAGTCAAATATTTTCATTCCAGTAAATCCACCGATGACATTATGATGGCAAGGATCTCTTCATCCTCGCGCTTGATTCGGGCCAGTATAACCTGATGTGATTCGCCGCTTGAGCCGCCGCGCCTGACATCAATCGCAATAAACGCCAATGCCAGTTCGCCAATAGATGTCGTTGTCAAAGGCGAGTATCCCAACTCTCCAAATGATGTGTGTTGCAAGGGCGTACTCATGGCTCCCTCACCAGTCTGCTTGAGGTTTCACCATCACCCGATCTGGTTATTTCGATATCGCCACTGTCAGAATCTATACCGCCAGTAGTGTCGGTAATCGGATCAGCCAGATTCAGGCCAAGACGCGTATAGATTTCTATTAACTGTGTTGCTTGTGCAGCACTCAGGCCAGAGCCGGAAGTGACCACGATCAGACCGGCAGAGTTTTGACCAACCACGGTTACGTTGCCGGATGGGTTCAAAATGCCACCCTCAACATCGAATATGTTGTTATTGCTACCCGCCAGCCGGACAGTGTAGACATTGTTCTCAAAAGTGATGCTATAGCCGTTAATCATTTCGACCTTACGGGCATAGGTCACACCAACAACCGTGTACTCCGAGTTGTGGTCATAGGCATCAGGCATCCATGCAAAGGGTTCGCTAGAAAGCAAATCCATGACATCCTTTCGGAATTGGTCAGTATCCAACTCATACAAATCCCCGCTGACAAAAGTAAGGTCGGCTTGGAGTATTGAAATTACCTTTGTGGCTGGATTTATGCTAATCGCCACGCTGATCCTCCCGCGAAGTCGATCCCCCATTCACCCTCAAGTTTAACTCCCTGATCCGTTGCTGCTTAAACTGAGTGAATTCATTTTGTAAAGTCTGGTACATACCAATCAATCTACGCATTTGCTCTTGGTCATTTTCCCGATTCTGCCTCATTACAGAAAGTTCAACCAGACAGGCCTGGACTGTGGCCTTTTCATTGAGAGAAAGCTTTGCTTCATGAAGGTTTTCGTAGCCCTCTTTCATAACCTTCTGGACACCACGAAGTTCGTCTATGGTTCTCATATCAGCATCGGCATCAGTCAATGGCTTTGCTAGAACTTCTGGCAAAATGTTTTTTTTCGGGTCGCCCTTGTCTGTGCTTGATCCAAGTCCACTCATATTATTCGTCCGGTTGTAGTGCTAAAAGTAAATCAGTGCCGCCACTCGCGTCTGCAATACTGATTGCTGTTTGTCTGAAAAACGGAGAACCAGAACTTTTCCTTCCCCAACCCTTCAATCCCTGTGAAGCAGGCCATGTTTTCGATGATTGTATCTCGCCATTTACATCCGTTAATCCGCTAATCGGAACATATGAAAAGATCGGTGTCCCGCCTGCCGGTGACGTTGCTCCCGAGTCTATGGGATATGTAAAAACTGTCGTGCTTGTGACCGTAATTGCGACAACACTATTATAAGGCTGCTCTGCCGCACCACGCACCACAACTTTGTCGCCAGTGTCGAGTCCATGCACTGCGCTTGCTGTCAGGGTCGCAGTACCCGCCGCCTGAACAAGCGATGAAGTGGCTGCTTCAAATGGGAATCCGGAACCACCACCATTGTCAGCAGTTTCAAGCAACACCCTGGCGCTCTCAATTAACGTACCGTCTGCTTCCTCCACAGTAATTTTGGTAGTCTTCGGAGAGATAACTACAGTAACCGCTATACCCGCTGCATCATCAACCGTAAAACCAGAGCCATCGTGAGTGCAGTCAACCAGATTAAGGTTGAGCGAACCTGCTGTACCGTCGAACCTGAAAACAGATCCATTGTTATTATCCGAACTGGAAAAGCCTGAAAAATCTACACCAGTGAGCGTAATGTCTTCATCAACACCTGTACCAAACCGGATCGCGTGATGTGCGTTTGCGCCTTGTGAAAAGGAACATCCAGTATATTCTGTCATATCCGTTGCGCCAGTAGTGGCCCTATCATCGAACACCGCGCCCTCGTCAGCAGCAACGCTACTGATCTGGATTGCCGACCCTGCAATACTAGCCTCATTCAGATCAATACGTCCTGCATTAACCCAATTGCCATTCAATAGAGTCGAATTAGACCCCAAAATCGTATCGCCCCAACCAAAGAACCCGACACCCGAAAACGTCAAAGTCGCGGTATCGGTCAGAACTTCCAACCTGCCCTTGTTGGTTGTAACGCTGCCATCTGTCGGAAAGACATCCGGAGTCGATATGAAATTGACATTGGTAAGGGTGACAATGCTTGCAGCATTTTCTACAAGAATCTCACAGAAATCCGCAAGATGATGGAATGAACTGGCTATCAGGATGTTCGTATTGGAAGCAAGAAACTCGCAAGCGTTTGTTACAGAGCCAATCTTGAGTTTGCCAAGCAGTGTATAACCACCGGGGGTCAATCGTAAAACACCTTCATTTGTAGAGATATCATCAGCCTCAATCCCTGCAAAATCGGCTTCCGGATCAGCGCCAGTACCAAATTCAATGGTATAGCCCCATCCAATACGAGTACCATCCACGCCCAAGTTTACGTCCTTTGAACTGCCTGTAACGTTCAACCCCGCGCCAATCCACGAAGGCGTAGTGCCTGGTGTTCCAACTAACGTCCTCTGATTAGACGAAGCGGTTTCTACGAAACGCACCGCATACACCTGACCACCGCCCAAGGGTCGCGTGTTGATACCGTCAACATGGCACTTCACAAAGTTTGAAGTATCGTCACCAATGCACAGAGCAATACCGTGATTTTCATAAGTGTCGTTAATGCCAAATACTGCAGAGTAAATCCACTGATAAAAATGATCGTCAGCACCGATAGTGAAGTTGGCTGTATTGTCGCGGAGAAAGCCCTTATCAGCACTCGACGTAACCTGCTTGTCAACGGCGTTTGTGCCTTCCATGGCAAACTCAGTCTCGGCAGTGAGGCCAGCCGCCCCACCACCAAAAGCCGAAACACTAGCTGTAGATTCCCACAGAAATACGTCTGTCAGATCAGATGTATATGCCGCCGCTGTCATTCTTAGGTATCATCAATTCTATTCACTGATGCAACACCACCTGTCGATGTCATGATGCCTGTCGCTGTCGCTGGCTTGATGGGCGTTGCGCCACCATCCCTGACTCTCACGAAATGCGTTCGATCCGAGGCATAGACATAAGAGAAAGTCTCCGCTGTCAGCGCAGTAATCAAGTCCAGGTAAGAAACAAACACATTGAATGGAGTTGTTGCAGGATTGGCTACGAAATTGAAACTTGGAATGGTGAAATCATCCGTTCCAAGGTCAAGTGCCGTGTACCTGTGCAGGCTGTAAAGGCCATCATCGCGTTCAATCCTTATACCGCCCTTGGTTCCAGCGGTTGCCGGAGTATCCGATGGAATAGCGATCACACTGACCGTTACTTCCGCGCCTCCGACAAGCGAAGCATCAGATGTCATTTGCGCGAGGTCGATATCACCGGCAAGATCGTTTGTGCAAAGGACGTAATCGCCGGAAATAAATCCGGAAGCAGTGAACACCACGTTATTTGGTGGGTTGATCGGAGTGTTTGACAGATCAAAATAAGTATCAGCTACCCCGGTATCACCGGACTCAAGACCAATACCATAACCGCCAATCAAGGCAGAGCCAGTTGATACACCAATGAACGGAGTTGATATCGCTCTTTCAACAGCCGCAGCATCGCAAGTGTAAAAATCGGTATGATCCGTGGCGTCATAAAGGCGCGTGTTATCGCCCATTGCCACACCTTTCGTGACCTGACCATAGAAGTTACCAGTCGCGCCATCATCATCAAAGGCCAAGACCTTTAATTCACCCGCAGAATTTTGAATCTCTTCTCCTGCCGGAGTTGCAGATGTGGTCGCAGTAGCACCGGATGTGTCGCCTATAATAGCCTCGCCAGTCGTAACCGACCCAACTTCAACATCTACAACCAAAGAAGTGCCGACAGTATCTACACCCATGACACGCCCTCGCCAAAGGTCTGATCCTGTCTCTCGGACCGCCTCACCAACAACAAATGGACCACCAGTGACAACACCAGTATCCACAAATGTACCAAAAACGTGCTTGTCATTGGTCGCAGTGACCGGCACACCAATTTCAGTGTCATATGAAATACTATGGGTCGGGCCTCGATGGAGTTCACCGGATTCGCCTTGCAAAGTTTCAGCCGTAGCATCTGCAGAGGACATTTTCATGTATTCGTAGAAAATATTGATCGTATTCGCACCGCGAGTCCATTCAGAATAGTATTCCTCATCAACCGCATCACCGGAGATATCAATCAACCGCAAACCTTCGGTATTGGTAATATCTACAAGCGCATCAATCGTTGCCCATGAGGTCGTGTTATTCAAATCACCGGAATCGCTCAAGGCAAATACATTATTGCCCTGTGCAGTACCATTGATCTTAAACTCGGAAAAGGTATTGCCGTACCGCCTGGATGTACCAACCAACCGTCTGCGATCAATATCAACTCCATTTTCACGGACCTTCAACAAGAAGCGGTGAGAAATACCCTGTCCGGCATCAGCGTTCAGGGGTACTGCAATATGGTGAACATCTGCAGCGGTCCATACATCCAAAGTGCCGCCATACAATTCTGAAACGGTAACTGTGGTCGCCGTATTTGACAGAATGATTCCGCGAGAACCGTCAGTGATGTTTTTAATCGTGTAACCAACAAACTCGTCAACGGTTGCGCCAAGTGTGGAGTCGGTCATTACCGTTGCGCTGCCGCCGCCAGTTTCGGAACCGGCCTCTTTGCCGTAGTTCCAAAAATCGTCAGCGCCAATTGCACCATCCTTCAAAACCTGAATGTGTACATTGGCATTGCCGAAATTGATAATGCCATCCCAACGCTCTTCAGTTATTCCAGAACCCTGGATGATTGTGCCATCGTAAAGATGTTCAATCTCGGCTGCAGTCACGTTAAACCCATTGATAAGGGAAACGATGTTATCGGTGGAGCGGGTAGACGGATTGGACGATATGATATCGACTTCAATGTTGTCCGTATCCGCACCGCCAGAATCGTATGCCTCGTTATCAGCAAAGTCCTGTAACCACCTGTGAAATTGAATCACAGTCGCGTAAGACGGAGCGCCGCCTGACAGAGTGTGATCGTCGCCTATGTATCGAATATTTCCCGTTGCACGATCAATACTCCAATCTACGTCTACCATTGCCATGATATTATTCCTTTAGTTATGTCCAACAGGCCTTTGCATGATTATACGTCATTCAATAGGATCTGCTGAAACGGTTGTGATGCTGCCTTGTTTATTTCTATTTACGGTAAATTTCCACGGTTTGCGTGGCTTGTTTAAAAGCTTCTGAACTGTGACCTCTAACCTTTCAATCATTTCAATAGTTCCTTTTGAAACCGCCTGACTGAATTCAAGATTATTCTTTACTGGTTTTGGCTCTTTCTTTTTCCGGAAAGTAACTGCAGGTTTTACCTCGACGGTCTTGCCGCGAGATTTTTGCAACTCCAATTGTTCTTTTGATATTGTCTTCATGCTAATACACAATCTCGTAGCTGCTCAAGAACGCTGATCCGCTTGTCCAACTTCAATAACGCCTGTGCGCCATTCTCTGAAATGGTAGCAGTCTCACCTGTCTCCTCAATTTTTACCTCTTCGGTTATTGTGACCTGCGCCGGAGTTTTTGCTGTTTTCTTTGTTGGCTTTTTAGTTTTTTCTTTTTCCTTATCGCGTGATCCTTCACTGCGAGATTCGTCAGCAAGCTTTCGACTACGGCTTTCTGTATATGCGGTTGCCGCCTCGACAAACTGTTTCGCGGCTGCGACTCTGGTGATTTCGCCTGCTCTGAGTTGCTTGGCTGTTTTGTTGAGGGCATCATTTAGCTCCGGATTGGTGTTGATCGTCCGTAAAGCACTATCCATGACGGATTGTGCGCTTTTTACAATTGCTTCGTTAGTCTTAGTATCAAGTTTATTTTCACCTTCCTTGGTGATCTTCGCTTCGTTTTGGGTCAGTGCTTTAAAGACTTGGACGTTTTTCTTTAAAGCAGACTCGGCACTTGAAAGAATTTGCGCCCTTTCTTTAATCAGTGACTCCATTTCGACTTCACCGAACAAACCACCTTGCTCGGACTTCACAAATCCCCCGGCCTGGATGTCGGCAATCATCGAAGCCGCTTCCGCAAAACTTGAAGGTGTGGACCTGATAAGTATCTGCATCGCCGCCAGTTGCTCTGACTCTTCAAAGGCTTCACCGACCATGGCCCCGAACCGTGGCTCGATTGTTTCACTTACGGCAACAGCAAAAGCCTCTTCGCCCAACTTGGCAAGGCCTTTCGCATCCCTGATTAGTGCAGAATTCGGTGGCAGCGTTTCAAACGCTTCGGCAACCGCCTCTTCGGACAAACCGCGCAGAACCTTTGCAGCATCAATGGCTGTTCCGCTGCCTTGAGCGAGATTCATTTCGGAAGCAATGACCCTGACATCCCTCGCGGTGTATCCATCCTCTTCCCGATAGATTCGAGCATCAAGCTTAGTATCAAGTTCCAAACCCTGATCGCGCATTTCCATCAAAAGATTCCAACGCTGGTGTCCGTCTGCCAAAACCAACTTACCTTCAATGTCCTGCCATAAAGTTACAGTGCCAGCATTGGCAGGATTCCACTTCTTGACGCCTTTCAGTCTTTCACTCCTGCCCTGGGCGTCAGTGCCGGATTTAAACTGCATCAAGGGTGCATTGATCGTGACATCGGACGGATCTACCTCAACTACAGGTACTTTGTCCATTTTTAACGGCCTTTCTTCTCTCTCTTCGGATCGCGGAGAGTCAAGTGTTTCGCCCTCCTCATACTCTTGAAGGTAAACATCAATCTCTTCCGATAACTGATCGCGCTCTTCTCTGGTGAACGTAACTTTTTGTGTTTGGTCGTTACCAAGGTTAACGGTTATTTTGATTTCATCTTTGTCCTGCTTGTCGAATTTCTCAACGGCGTTTGCTGCCTCCTCGATTGTCCATTCCTGTTCAAAGCCATCGGCATTTGACCAGACCATGTAGAGGGGATCGAAGTTCTCTGGAAGAAGTGATTCAGATTCAGCCTTGGTTTCCTCAAAGGCCTCGCGCTCTTCTACTGCAGCATCAATACCAACAGACGGTTCGGCTTCCTCCGCTGCGTCCTGCTTGCGTTGGGCCTCTTCAACGATAGGCTTCCACTTCATTTGGTTCTGCGCTTTACGCACAAAAGACTCTCTGGCCTCATGCTCGCGCACAGACTGGTCCTGAGACAGTTCACCAAGGTCGGTAGAGTCAAAGTATTTTTTGTAAGCAGGACTGCCCATCATTTCATCATGGGTTTTAGGCGCAATGAACTCACGGACCTCTGCCTCGGTCATAACCCGATCTTCTAGCAGTTCGGGTTCGTCAGAGCCAACACCAAGTAGCGGTTGCCGCACTTGCGCCTCAAGATGATCTATAGCTTCATCGAAACCCGGCGCTTTGAATTCCTCTGATATTTTTCTTATTGCTGCAAGCTTATGAGCAATAGAAACGTAATGCTTTTCGGTTGCTGCTTTTTCGTGCTTCTCTCTTCTACGCTCACGCTGAAATATCTCAATCAGTTTTGCGTGATCTTGTACATCGCGCTCGATTTGGTCTAAAAGGTTTCCGGTCCACCTTGTAGCCTGACTTTCCTCAGTTTCGATATTGCTTCTGGCCCTATCAAGAGCCTCTTCGATGGCCCTATCCATACCAGTAGGTTCGGTTTTTTCATCTACTCCGGAAATCCATTCATCAAGTTCTGCGTCAAACTGGCTTTTATATTCGCCAATTGCGACATCCGGATCGGCTGGCGCTGTTTCGTCTTGACCTTTTTTGCCAACAAGCATATTCGCTGAAAGCACACCACCCATGCCAATACCGACAAGACCATCATATAAGGCTCGCTTACTCGCTGTTACCCAACCCTGCCAAGGATCGCCTTCAATCAGGTGTTCATCACCTTGCTCCAACACTGACGTAAGGATTTCACTAGCGCCCTCTCTGAGAGTTTGCATGAACCAGTCTTTTACGCCCTTGCCCCCAAGTTTATCGAAATAACCAAATAACTTTTCTGGCCCAACCTCCCATAGTGTTTGTCTTGAAGCTTTATAAGCTGCCTCGGCAGGTTCGTCGCCTTCATCCTTCGCCGTTCCATATGTCTCGCCCCAAACCTGCAAACCCATTTCGGCAAGACCAAGATTACCTGCTGCTTTTGGTGTTGCGCCCGCTGCGCCCGCGCCTTTGGTCACAAGAATCGCCGGAAGCATATTCGCTGCACCGTCAATAACGTCAGTGGCTAACATCCCAAGCGCACCAGTAACGCCCTCAGAGCCAACAGGCTTGGTTGCCTCACCCCTGCCCATGAGCCTTTCTGCCCGATCCTTCAGGTCACGAATGATATCGGAAGTCTCAATTGTCCTACGCATGCCAACCAAGGCTTTACCGGCAGGGCCGAGACTGGCTAAAGTGCCTTTATCCAAATCCTCATATGTCTCAATTGCACCACCCACCCACAGGTTTTGCCGACCTGCAAAGGCTGAAAACCTGCCCTTGGTATATTCTGCTGCGGTAACATCATCCTTAATGCGAGTCTCGTCCTGACCTTCTTTCGCCAACTGACCACCAAGCCAAGCAAACGCTTTCTCTTTCGGTGGCGCAAATGAGTCCTCAAATTGAGTATCAGCGGAAGGTTTATCAGAGAATCGACCACCGGCCTCGCTGCGTTCACCGGCAAACTTACTGGCTTCCTCTTCGGTATCGAATATCCCGACAGGTTCGTTCTTGCCCTGCTTGTAAAGAGACAAGGCCTCTTCATCGCTGACCTGCTCAAGCACACCATCAGCATTGGGAATAACTGTGGGCAGCAATACCTGTTTTTCAACGCCCTCTATTTCTATCCCAAAGGTTTTGGTTACTTCGGATGATTGCGATCCATCTGCATTGAGTATTGATTCCCCAGGTGCAGTTGCTTTCGCTCCAACTTCGGGAAGGTCAAATGAGGTTTTGGCTTGCTCTGGCTGATTTGCAATGGCATCCAACTCGTAACTACCAGCGCTTTCATCCGGCGTAGCCTGTACCGTTGTGTCTTCGTCAAAGGTTTCAGACTCAGAAATCTTTGTTGGTGGGTTGTCGCCTTCAAGAAACGAATCCATCGCCGCCTCTTCATTCGGATAGCCCTCAGTATTGACATCGTACTGCTGTCCAGAACGGGTAAAACTCAAACCATCCTCTGCTGGCGCTTCCTCGGCAGGTAAAACCGACTCCGGAACAGGATCGATTGCCGCCTCGTTGGGAACGTCAACCGCTGTTGGCTCCGGTTCCAGAGTCGGAGAGCCAAGAAACGCAGACATAAACTCATTGCGGTCTGCAGTAGAGTAGTCTTTTTTGAAAACTGCTTCGGCAATATCCTCGTCAGCAACGTGCTGATACTGCGGATACTGCTCTCGGAATGTTTCAATTCCGGACATTAACCACCCTCCGTGGAAAGGCCTAAGCCATAAGGATCAAGATTTTCTTCTTCCTCCGGCACACTGAAAGGTGTATCGCCATCCGGAACCCCGGTTTTTTGCAAATCCTCCCACAAACTGCCAAACCTACCTGACCACATGTTCTCTTCTCGCGCACCCATGATCCTGCTGCCTGACTCTGGAACCTCGGTGATGTCACCTTGCGCGTCAAGCCACCTTTTTCGCAAATCTTGCATACCGCGATCAATGAATTGTTTCTTGGTTAGCTCTTGGTGTTTGGCAGAAAGCCTGCCCTTGTTGTTGGCAAAAATACGCTCAAGTGCATCGTCCTGTTTCTTCTGACGATCTTCATCGGCCTTGTCAGTAAACTTGCCGGCTCTTTCAGACTCACCAATGCCTTTCGCTTCATCGCCCTCAAGTAATTTGCGCGCATCAACGCCTTCATCATAAGTTCGCTTATCGGCAGTCAGACGATCATCTCTTGCCTGATCCTCAAGCTGAAACCTACGCACGTTGGCATCATGAACGTTCCGATACTCCATATCGAGAGTGTCTTTCCGTGCGGCCTGCAAACCTTTCAAGCCAAGACCGGTCTGCTTTAATCCTTCTGACCAATTAAGACTCCCCATTATGCGAATCCTCCATTGTTTGCCATGGCGTCTTGCAAAGCATTAGGGTCCATTTCCTTCATATCCCAATCATCCAGTTCACCGGATGTGGCCTCGCGCTCCATTTGTTCCTTCATGACTTCCTGTTCGCCCTGGACATCGGCCTGACCAGTTGATAGTAAATACTCACCAAAAGCTTTGCTTGCTTCCAGCGAGGCCAGTTTATGAAACTCTTCTGCTTCCGGAGAATCCTCGCCCATCGGAATATCCTTAACAGCACCAACCTCACTGGCAATATCAATCAGTTCCGTAACCAGATCAAGGCCGACATTCAGCAAAACATCACCGGAGTATTCCTTGCCCTGACGTTTGGCATTTTCATGAAACAAACGCATGGCGTTTCCTGCTGCCTGACCAATCGCCTGATACGAGGGCATTGTAGAGTTACTAAGTGTCTTGATAAGGGCATCAGCAAGCGACTTCTTACCGCCACGCTCGGTAGTGTCATTAACCATATGCATGACACGCTTATGGGCATCGTCATACTCCGCTTGCTCTTCTGGACTGGCCTGTTCATCCGGAGCGGTCAATGGATTCTGAGTAACTGCGCCGGAACCCTCGCCGGTCATTGTGGCCTCCCTTGGAAGCTTCATACCCAAATCAGGCTTTGCGCTTGTATCTAAAAAATCTTCCATTACGTTCTCCTAAGTTGGCATATAGTTGCGAGATTTATACCCGCCACCAACGGCTTGTTTATCCCTTGAGGCGTCCTGCTCGGACTGAGCCATGTTGCTGAAAGGAGTTGTGCCTTGGTTCGGAGGAGGCGCTGCCGTAAATGGAGTCACTTCATTCGGATCTTGCTCTCCTTCCTCGCCACCAAAACGGCCTGCAAAGGCATCTGAGGCTGCACCACCCCACCCTGGGCCTTGACCATCACGACCCTTGCCGAAGGACTGACCGTAGCGACGAGCATGTGCTTTTTTATCCAGTTTGTTTGGATCATCAGACAATAAGCCACCCGCGCCTTGAAAGATCGTACTGGCAAGCGCAATCTTTTCTAGTCCAGACATTCCCTTTATCGCTGCACCGGTCTTGGCAAGCACACCGGTCTGTGCAACAGGAGCAATTGTCCCAGGCACGGTTGAGGCTAACGCCCCCGTTGTCGCTGTTCCGGCAATTGCTGTACCTTCTGCGGTTGCTGCAACGGTAGTTGCTGTCGGCGCTGCGCCAAGACCTGTCGTTACAACACCCGCACCAGTAATCGCCGCTGCTTGTGAGGCCGCTATCGTGGATGCTATACCACTACCTGCTGCGCCTTGAAAGCCAATGGCAACCGCCGCTTTCGAGAATATTCCCGCCGTTCCGAATCCCGGCATACTCGAAGCGAAGGCAGCGGTACTCGGCATGGCTGATAAGGCAATACCCGCCGTAAAGTAGATCGCCGCCGCAATGACGATCACTTTCCAGTATTTCTTAACGAATTTTCCGACTTTCTTAAAAACCTTTCCTACTTTTTTGATTAACTTACTCACTTGAAACCTCCGGTTTTTTCGCCGTATACATTGCCCCGGCTCTGCTGAATCCGGCCTTATCAAATACAATGTCTGCTCGGTCCTCGTTATTGGTGAAGTTTCTTGCAACATTCACTTCAATAACTCTCGGCAAACTCCACGCCCATGCTGTACAGATATTAAGCATTTTCAATCCATCTCCTGCTCTCTCAGAATAAAAGCACCAGTCTGTAACGTACCGTCTACCTGATTTTGGGTTGTCCCACCAGTAGACTTCTGCTGCTGCCATGAGTAGGCCAGTAACAGAATCATCATGGCTGGCAAGAAGTACAATCTTATCAGGCGCTCTAACGAAATGCCGGAGCATCCTGAATATGGATTCTCTGCAAATCGGAACTTCACGATTGTTGGACCTTGATAATAATTTTCCACCTATCTGAATAACATCGTTTATATCTTCAATACGGCCTTTGTAAATCACTTTTATCCTCCACTATAATCCCACCAATCATATTGCCCAGGGAATGTAGGCTGACCATCAGAAGGCGAACCAACTGAGGCCCAAAAAGAATCCATGATATCGAATGTCTCGCTCATCCATCCCATACCAGAACGCGCCGCCGCTGCAGACTGTTCCGGAGTGAAGTTTGGATTGTTGGCGTACTGCATGACTGAATCGAAACCCTGTGACATAAAGTTGCCGCGAGATATAACACCCTGAAGTGCAACGGCACGTTGATAACCGTTCATTTCGGCATACTCTTTCAATTGTGCTGTATATTGAGCCTTGTCAAAGAACTGGTCAAATTCCTTGTCCATCAACATGCCTTTACCACGATACTGAGCAGCAATTCCTTCAAGCTGACCGGCTATCATCTGTGTCTGCATCACGATTGCCTGATTGAAATTTTGCTCTGACAACAATGAATTCTGGATGAACCGTTGCTCGGCAAGGCCAAACTGATTTTTCATGGCAGCATTAAACTCTGCTGATCGTGCGTAAGTTTTCGCATCTGCAAAGGACATCTTGAAAGCGACATCCATTGCCGCGACTTGACCGGCCTTTCCTGCCATCAATGAGTTTTGACCGCCACTGGCTAAGTGCTTCCGCTGCCCCTCTTCTGCAGCTTTTTCCATGAACGGGCTGTTCCGGTCATAATTCTTTTCCATCTGACCGGCAACTGTCTGTTCATCAGTGACTTCCCATGGGGTCATGGTCGGATCGTTGCCAGTGCCGGAAGACTCACTCGCCCCCGGTCCCTCTCCGGCCTCTGGAACGGTGTAATCAACATTTATATCAGGACCGGAATTACCCCCACCGCTAGGTGGCAATGGGGCAACATTAGACCGGTTCTCTTCAACCGGATCAGCCGGTTCAACCGGATCAACTGGATCAGCAGTCTCGCCTTGTTCCTGCGCTAAACGGGCGTAATAATCAGCCGTGCTTTCGCCATCACGTCGGTCACTACCAGTAACGGCATCACCAGAATCAGCAGTATCACCAGTACCCATAGCGCCCCAACCTTCTCCTGTATCACCAGTATCATTGGAATCATCAGTACCGCCACCACCGCCAGGAGTTATCGTGCCACCACCAAGGTTTCTCCTCTCATCATAATCGGGGTCCCAAACGCTAGACATCCTCGCTCTCCTTTTCCTGTGCAGCTTCTATGCAATCAACATAAAACTGGATCACATTCGCCATTTGTTTTGTGGCCTTAATGATATCAGAGACACTTTCTCCGAGTTTTGCGTATTCCTCTGACGTTAAAGTAAACAAACCATCAGTAATAACCCATGCAGGAGCCGATAATTCAATGAAATCTCGCTCTGGCGGCACTCCACAATCAAATGTACGCCATTTCTCGACAAATCTGACCTCTGGCAAAGGTTCGACCTTCTGACGCGACCCACAGGCCGTTACAGACAGGACGCTAATTATTAAAAGTAGCTTCAAGTTCATTGAACCTTGCCTCCGTTGCTTTGTTTGCCAGTCTTTCTATCCGGCTCGGGTTAAGCTTCGTTAACCTGTCAAGGCGCTCTCGATCCTCCAATACAGCTTTTTGCTCCTGTGACTCAACTCGTATCTCAAGAATTTCCGCTTGATGTGATTCCCTTATTGCCTCCACAGCAATTTCATGGTCTTTCTCGATTTCATTGGTAGCCACCAAAACCTCATACTGAAAAGTCACGCGCTCTTTCTCAAGCTTCTCATTGGCGAGACTTTGCTGCAGGTTTTCGACAGCATTAAAATGATTGCCAATCATGTTCCAGACCTTCAAGCCAATTCCAATGACAATAATACTACCTACTGCCATTCCAATAAGTTTTCCTGTTAACCAAATAGGCATTATTTATCCTTTCCGCGTAAGATTTGATAGAAGGTAAGCACCGTGCCGACAAGACCAAGGACGGAAACCGCCACGGTCGCTACTGGCGTTGACACTTCTTCCATATTTGTGAATACCATCCAAACAACCCACCCAACAAGAATTGTTGACCAGAAGATCATGTACCGGCGCACAAATTTGTATTCGTTAAAAAGCTTGTTAATCCAGCCCATCATGGCCCGTTGCCTTTATTTACGTGTTGTCCGGATAAATGGTCATACTGGCGGTTTGCAATGGTATCCAGTCGGGAAATAATAGTCGTTTCAAGAGTGGTTTGACGCGCCTCCAAAATAGAAACCCTGCCTTGCAAAGTAAAAAGCCATGCAGCAAGAGCCGCAATACTAATAATACTTGTAAGGAGATTGCCAAAAGAAATCTCCTTTTTAAGATGCCACTTTTCGATGCTAGTCATTATCTTCGTCCTCATAATCTTCGTCCCTGATGATTAATTGGCAGCCCTTATCCTTTATCATTTTAACAATTTTTGGATATATCTTTTTATAGGCCGATGAACTTGACTGGATCATATGCTGTTTAGCGCGCTCTCCAACCAAAATACAACCTAAAGTATCCTTCGGATAGTTCCCAACATGAATATAAACATAGGTAAAACCCTTTACGTCCTGTAACCAGATCATTCCTTCGTGCATATCAGGATATCTATCGGCATATTTAAGCGTTTTGCCGCCTTCGTTCCTTAGCAGGAGCGTGTAACGGCCTGCCGGAATTGCTGTCTCACCATAGACCTTTTCTTTCCGTATCTTATCTTCCAAAGTGGCAACCATAGTGCCACCCACCACCATGATCCCAAAAGTGGCATCATCGGTAAGGCGAGTCCTTTGTAAGATAATTGTTTCCATTAGGCAATCGCCGGAAGAACCACACCACCATCAGAAACATTACTTAATTCTATGGTCTGCCATGCTGTGCCTGTCCAGATCCCAACCCACCGTTCACCACCCGCCGTGAAGGTAATTGTTGCCCCGTCAGCAAAACTTACCGGAGTCAAGACCGCTGATCCACCGTCAACAACGTGCGTAACCATTTTTAATTGGCCTGCAATTACGCCATTGGCAAGTGTAAGAGCATCACCAACGCCGGTACTTGTGACGTTGCTTGAGTGTTGCGTGACTCCAATAGCGCCTGGGCCTGACAAAGACTGCGGCAACGCGGCTTTGACAACCGGATTGTAGTCCGGAGGCGTGGGCGTTGAAGCAAGACCTTCAAACACAAGTGAAAACGGTGCATGGCGAGGAAACCCGCCATCCGGAATATCAAACCAAAACTGAGCATTTGCCGGAATAGCGACCTCTTCCGAAGTATGCCCTATCTGTACTACTTTCCTGTTACCCATGACTGTCTCCTTTTAACATTCGTTTCGCTTAATGCACTTTTTCAATTCAATATACTCTTCAATTTGAAGGTCCAGAATGTCTTTCTTTTTCTGGCTCAAATCGTCCTCACCAAATCGGGTTAGCTGCAATCGCTTTAACTCGCGGTCTGCCCGTTGATACTTGTCGGCCTGGGCCTTCTCTGTCTGACTCAATTTATGGCCTTGCCGCCACTCTTCTGCTTCCGCATCAGTTTGAAGCATGAATATGCCACCACCAATCATCACAACCAAAGTGATAATCGAAGTTATAGCTGCTGCCGCTTTCCCTGTTCTTCCTAGCTTATCCCAAAATTTCATTTAACTTTCCTCTGACAGTAAAAATGCTTCATGTGCTGCTTCGGCGGCTTCCACTGCGGCCTCTGCATCCAATAATGCTTGTTCCGCTGCAATTTCAGCCGCTTCCGTTTCTGGCGTATCATCCGTTGCTCGGGCTGCTTTAGCCATATCTCTTTCGGTAATGGCTCGCTGCTTGCCCCGAAGTTTTTGCTGCCGATCCACAACAGTCGGAACATGGGCCGCAGCCGCCATGCGACGAACCTTGCCTATCTCACCCGAATAGTCCTGCCCCGGCGCGACCACATGACGATGAAGTGATGACGAAATAATCTCGCCACCCTCCATGATAAGGCGACGAACCCGAACCTGAACGTGGTCGTTTTCCGTTACCTCTACCTGATACACGTTTTTTTCTGTCAATGCCATTATTTATACCTCATAAAAACCCGTAAATTTTAGTTTGCCGCCAGAAGATAAATTGGCAATTGTGAACGTCGAGACGCCAAAAGTAGCGTTCCATTCAGTCATACCTATATAGGTACTGCCCAATATTACCTTGCCTGTAACGCTTGCCGCTGCTGTTATGGCGAGACTGACCCCATCATGTGCAGTTACCCCGCCCTCGCTGCCTGATACTGAGGCGCTAGTGAATGGTAGTCCAGCTATATTGGTTATTTGGCCCGAGGTCAAAGAACCCTGACTATCCATCTGTACGGAACACGTTATATATACAATTCTTCCGATTTTAACGTACCTTCCAATTTGCTCCAGATAACTCTGGCCTTGGTCATCAAGAGAATCGTCCTGTATTAGTGGCGTCCACGTACCCTCTTCATAATCATCCAGTAACTCACTGGTTGCGCCAGAAGCATCGGATGTTGCGGAGAAGTCGATGCCTGATCCGGCAGTGGACAGAACCAGATCACCGTTAATTATTTCAATATTAGCGGTATCGCCCATACGGACTCGTTCAGTGGTATTGGTGAAAATCGAGACTCTATTTGCATTAGTTTCGCTTTCGCCATGAAATCTGATATTACCCCCTGAAAAAGCGTCTGATCCTCCACCAATGCGTAAAGTGCTATTGGCGACTTGTCTATAAATGCCGCTAGTGGTATCCATCATAAGATAGGCCATAGTGATACCACCATGAACGTCTAAATGCGCTGTAGCGTGCGGAACACCGCCTAACCCACAATGGCCTGTAATCCTGTCAAGGGTAAGGATATTGTTCGTCCCATTTGATTCAATGACAAAACCGCCATTGGTGATGCCGCTAACCGCGCTGCCTGATAAAGCAACATCAAAATAGTTATCTACCACACTCGCTGCACCGGACTCTGCCAAACGCAAGGTAGAAAGCATATTTCCCGTACCTGTCTCCGTATCTTGGATGATGATAATCGGATTAGCGTCACGAACATGGAAAATAGAATCTGGTGCTGTACGGTTGATACCGACATCACCCGCAGAATTAATTCGCATACGCTCTGAACCACGTGGATTCTCAAATGTGATCGACCCTGCACCTGAGTCCTCAACAATGGTTAATTTTTTAGATGAGGCTGACTCTGAAACTATGAAATTGCCAGTGCCATCCCCCCACATGGTAATACCCTGTGCTGAGTTCCTTTGGATGAAAGTTGCCTTCGCCTCGCTTGCAGAAAGTACATTTAGTTGGTGTCCGGCAGGGGCAATAAGACCTACACCCACATTGCCGCTATCATCAATTCTTAGCGCATTAGTAGCGTCAACTCTGAATTGAAACGAATTAGCCGTCGAGAAAATAAACGGTCCAGAAACGCTGTCTGTTTCCGGTGCAAGAATTTGCATATTTCTAGTATTAACACCAAGATCAGATTGAAGAAGAAGCAATGTTACGCCAGTGCCATTGCGAGCGTTCCTCATATAATTATCTTGGAAATTCCACCATGAATTTGAAGCGTCAAAATGCAATTCGTTGCTCACACTCGACCTGAATAAGAAGTCGCCTGCAGTGGCATGGGCCTCGCCATAGCAAACTAAATTTGAACCTAGATTTGAAGTGCTACCACCAGAATAAACCATTGTTTGGTTCGTACTACCGTGAGCAATGGAAAATGTCGCCCCACTTCCAAGAGATAGCTGTACATCTGCAAGCTGCATTTTTTCGGATGTGGCATTGTCATCAATGCCTGTAGAGGTAAATGCAGCACAAGTTAAATCACCATCAATGTCAAAAGGGCCATCAAAATTCCATTGCAAGGCGGAGAAATCATACAATGCGACTTGGGCATTATTAGAGGCGAACAGGATGTCTTTTGCTTCAGGAGACGTAGAACCTTTGAGTAAAATGCGTCCACCGGCATTATCACTACCGCTCCAGATGTCCAACACTTGATCTGTCTGACTCGTTTTGATTGTAAAGGTTTGATTTAAACCTGTTTTTTGCAAACTCAATACAGCGTTGGATATTAGGGCTGTCAGTTCAGTGGCGTTATCATCAAAGCCTAATGAATGAAATCCCGGCTCAGTACCGGCCTTCCAATCCCAACCATAAGTAGAGACACGAACCCCACCGGCTGTTGCTGCGTCGCCTACGTATAAAAGCTTATCATCTGTGACCCACAGCGGTTCACCCTGGGCAGGAGTTTGCCCTGTCCTGCCTGCTGCAAGACCGGCAAAAAACTGGAATATGTTGTTTTTAGCCAATTAAAATGTACCGCCATCGATGATGAATGAATCAAGTGTCGCACCAGCATTATTGCCGGAAATATCCTCAAAGGTCTTTGTGCCACCGAAAGTCTGCGACCCAACATTTACATAGCCTGGGGTAGAGATAGTCGCCTCGCTGAGATTGTTTTGCACAATTGTCCAGTCAGCAACGTTGTTCAAAACACCATCAGATTCGGCAATCAGGGCGTCGCCAACCTCAAGGATCGCAGAGCCGATTGTCCAGTTGTAAGTGCCAGCAACCGTGACCGTGTAAAAATCACCAGTTTCAGAAGTAATCGCGTCCAGATCAGGACTGCCCGATCCTGCTGCTGCTGTGGGATCAAACCCTCCCTTATACGTGAGAGAGGACGTTACTGCTGTGTCCACATAGGCCTTGACAGATTGTTGAGTGGGTACATGCGCCGCTGAATCAGACCCCATGGCGTCTTCATCAATAATCCAATTCCATGAAGCGGAACCTGTATCGTCTGTCGAGACAAGATTAGCAATCGTTTTGCCGTTGAGCGTACCCATGCCAGTAACATTGTCAGTATCGTCAACAATAATTTGTGACTCTTGGATCAGTTGACCAGTAACACCGTCGAACCGAACCAAGGCATTGTCAGCCGGTGCGGTTCCAGCGTTCCAAGAGACATCACCGCCACCAGCCGGAGTGGTAAAAGCGCCGACTCCGTTTAAGAACTGTGTAGCTACGTTGGAAAGAACAGGAACGAGGCCTTTCAGGGCAATAGTGGCTACATCAAGCAGTGCAGTAGTTTGCGTTCCAGTTAACACTTCTATGTCGCCGGTAGCGGCTGTAACCCTGCCAAGGATACGTGCGGTTGCTATCTGTGCGATATTTGAAAAGGGCAGATCGCCAGTAACATCTGTAGCCAAATTCACCGTAGCAAGCCAACCAGCAGTATTATCAAACAGAGCAAGATCGATGCCGCTCACCAATGCTCTCTTTGGAGTTGTGTCTGTGGCGTCGTTAAATACAATGTGATCCAACGCAGCCAAAGCGACCACGGCTAGTTCGTTCGATTCAAAAGTTAACGTGAAATTGCCTGCATCACCGCCATCTGCGCCACCGATACCAAGACCGGTTGTGAGCGTCTGGTTGTTCTGTGCGGTATCATTCGGCTCTGCCGGATTGCCACCAGTATTGGTGATCAGTTTTAAAATGCTCGGGCCGTTAATGCCAATAAAAAACTCATTGATACCGTTGGGTGATCCGGCCTCGGAATTCGCCATTTCGCCTTGCTCCAAACCCGTAGGCGTATTGGTCGTTACTGAATGTAAAACTCTTATGTCATTCGCCATGGTTCAATCTCCTAAAAAAATCCGGCATTAACAATTAAATTTGTATGTGTGTTTGGGTCTGCGGCATGAGCATCAATGAGTGCGTTCACTTGCGCCTGGGTGAACTTGTCCAAATCAGTGATATCTGCCTCAACATGCACATGACCGCTCGGTGAGGCCGCTATCGCATCTGCTATTACGCCATCATATCGTTCTGTTGAGGACGAAAGAACCACACTGATTGCTTGCCCCGCTGATAAGGGTGTTGTTGCTTCAAGGTGGATGCCCTTCAATACACCGGTAAACTGCACCAAGGCAGAATTGACTCCGGCAATATCAAGCTCTTTTCCAATAGCGACTGACGATTCCAAAACCTCCTCTACATCCGGAATAATCCGCACATTATAAATTCCAGCCGCAAGCACACCACTGCAGGCCAAGGACAACTGGTGATAGAACATATCCCTGTGTTGAAGCGGCAAGGCAGAGAATGAGCCATGGTCGCTTGGCACACTGTCGAGGATCTGAGTTGATAGATAAGTGCGCGAATCAAGGTCGGTCGGCTGTGGCGCAACCTTGGTGTACGAAGACAAGACCACGCTGATCGTTTCGCCACCAGACAAAGGCGTTAAGACTTCAAGGTGAATCCCTCGAAGGACTCCCGAAAATATGGCTATAGCCGAATCATTACCAGCAATATCAAGTATCTCGCCAGTATCCACGGAAGACTCAAGCGTATCATCCTCTTCGGGAACGATCCGGAGCGCATAAACACCTGCCGCCAGTACGCCACTTGACGATATGGTTATCTGGTGGTTGACAAGATTTCTATGCGCGAGAAGGACACGCGAAAACGCACCGAAGTCACTGGCCTTTCCAGTGAACAGTAAGGTTGAAACCCTGCGTATATATTCTTTTTTAGGCAATGACAGCTACTCCTGTCTGACCAACAAGACGCCAACCAGAAACGGTCCACATAAGCGTGATGCTCACGCCGACATCTGTGACAGTAATCGTAGTACCACCAGAAAGAGTAACAGGTGTAAGAATATATCCACCAGCATCAACTTCATGATTGAGAACCTTGATTTGCCCGAGAAGAGTTGAATCAACCAAAGTAAGTGCATCCGTGGCTCCTGCTGATGTGAAATTTGTAACCGGCGAAAGAATATCAACCGCACCTGGGCCTGATAACGCCTGCGGAACAGCATCCATATAAACGGGAAAGACAGAGCCGGCAACAGAAGGTCTTACTGCGGCGCGAGTGTAATACAAGCATTTCCAATCATCAGTAGCGTACTGAATGAACCCTGCCTTGTCTCCGGCTGCGGTAACGATATTAAGACCACCGGGAAGGATCAGGTCGGTTGCATGGTGTGTCAATGTCAGAACAGCATCAAACTCCAATACGATTTCTGTGCCTACCTTGACATCAGAAAAGCTGGTGATTGCAGTCGTGCCAGTGATATTAAAGAAATTACCATCAAGACCAATGGGCAGGGCGGTTGCAGAAGCAATATTGACGCCCTTTGATCCCCTGAACATGACAGAATTTGTGTCATACAACGCAAGCCGCAATGTGCCAAGGGTGAAGTTTCTCGATTCGTAATTGCCATCGGTGTTCGTATCAATAGCGGTATATATGAACATACCCTCATTGAGAGTCACCACGGTTGCATACAAAGGTATTCTAGCCATTTTTAAATCTCCTGTTAAATCCCGCCACCATCGGTGATCGTCCAACTGTTAGGTGGGTCAGTGAGTATATCCCTCGCCGCTTGTGATGTTGCGATTGTGTATGAAGGCACGAATGTTGGGTCTTCTCCGGTACTGACAGAAAGTAGTGACCACGCATTAAGAAGCAGATCATAATTTGCCGTGCTGAAAGAAGTTGCTCCGAGCATGAAATTAAAGAAGTCTCCAACCGCAGAAATATTCCAACCAGAAATATCTTGGTTAAACGCAGACGCGCCTCGAAACATTGAATCCATAAACAGCCCTGCGGTTGTTGTCCATGTGCCGATTGGCTGATTAAATGCAAAGCAATCCTGAAACATGCCCCTAAAATCAGTAACAGCCGCCATATTCCAACCACTTATATCTTGATCAAATATATCGCACCTATGAAATATTGACTGCATATTGGTGACAGAACCAACATTCCAGCTTGTAACATTCCCATTAAATGCTGCACACTCTTGAAACATTGATTCCATGGTTAATGCAGATAATGGCGTCCATGAATTGAGATTTTGATTAAACGCCTCGCACTCAAACATAAAAACAAAGAAAGAAGTAACGGACGAAACATTCCACCCGCCAATGTCGATGTTGAAAAGATTCTGATGCCTGAACATGCCTTCCATGGTGGTTACGTTTGATGTATCCCAGGCCGCGACATTCCCCGTAAATACGGCCCAAGCAATTCCAAAACTCGCATCGAACATATAAGACATATCCAAACAAGCAGTAGTAATCCATGAATTCATTGACTGGTTATAAGCGAAGCAATCTTGAAACATTGCTTTCATGGTAGTTACACCACTGACATTCCAGGCATCAATTGACTGGTTGAAATCATCACAACTGCGGAACATTGAATCCATGTTGGTTCCACTGCTTGTATCCCAAACACCTATCGGTTGGTTTAACGCCTGTGCAAACGAAAGCATTTTCTCAAAATTCTGCACCGCACTGGTGTCGAGGTCCACGATACTTGCGTGATTAAAGATATCGCAGAAGAAGAATAAGAACGACATATCGGTAACTGCAGAGGTATCCCATCCTGCAATGCTGCTATTGAATTTCACGCAGAAATTAAACACACCCTCCATATCAGTAATACCAGTTAGATTCCAGCCAGAAGCATCAAAATTGATATTGTCACAATGATCAAATAAATAGCGCATCGAGGTTGTTTGCATGGTTGAAAAGTTCCAACCTTCAGGTCCAGTAACAATTGACCGACACTCTTTAAAGCACCATCGAATATCTGTAACAGAGGAAAAATCCGGATTATCCGGCGCGGTAATGGTCATGTTGAAGCAGTCATTAAAAGCATTATTTAGATAGGTGAATACGACCGATCCCCATCTGGTAATAGAAGTTACTTTAGACCTGTCACCGCTCTCTGGACCGGACAAACCAAGACTTAAGTTCGGGCATATCCCACTTATTTGTATCACCCATGTTTGCGATCCTGAATACCCATGAGACAAAGCTGCATCATCCCAAGCTGTAATATCATCAGTATTGCCATCGCCCCAATCAACAGTGAAGTTATACACCAAAGCAGGACCGGCCCCACCCGCCGATGCCTCTAGTCCAATTGCAAAAGACGAACCACTTATGGTGAATTCAAAAGGCAACACATCGGCTATCCCTTCCTCGCATAAAGGATTTCCACTTTCATCCAATAACGGGTCATTGCTTTGGTCATCAACAGTTCCGGCACATACAAGATTTTGAGGCCCGAACTCATGTAGGTTTGTTGTTTTGATATCGATAGCCATTATGATTTAATCCAGGTTAAAAACTTCCAGATGTTGCTAAAGTCAAAAGTCCATGCACCTGCAGTAACATCGCCAATCTCGGTCGGCACTGCGTCATATAAAATACCGTCTGTCAGGGCAGTAGTTACAGAATCGACCTGCCGGATAATTCCGGGGATTGCGATTGAAGTGGGCAAACCATTGCTCGCCTCGGCCTCTTCAAGCTGGAACCAGTCAACAATGCAATACCCTGTTTTAGAGGGCGTAGTAGAGCCAATAGATGTTGCAAGATTATTCGCTGCTGGATATATCCTGATCCTGACATTCGTATTGCCAGTTCCATTATTGAGCAAACCAAAATTCAAGGACCACCAATTAGTAAAATCGGTATTGCCTAACCGGTAATAATCATGCGATCCTGCATTTCCCGCGCCAGTACGAACATCCCGACGAACAAGTTGACCGCCAACAGGATTGGAACCACCGGTAAGTTTCATACTCACATCCATATATCGAGAAGGTGGAGTTACCACGCCCTCTTGTTCAGTCGGATGAATAATAGCGCCAGTATCTTTGTCAAATATCTTGCGAAGGAACATCGACATAACATATCGTTTTGAGTCATCCGGAATCGTGATGTTGTATTCAATATACGCAGCGGCACTGGTTCTCCTGTCCTGAATGATTGAAGCGTGACAAGGCCGCGCATCAACACCAATTTCGTGCCTGTTGCCCAACATTCCTGATACGCTTGGAACCCATAGACTTAAATCTCTATGCGCATCAGTGCCAAAAAGATTGTCTCCGGTGTAATTGATTTCAGCGCCAACACCCTGAATAAGATTGGACTGGATATTGTCGCCCTCAATGTAAGTGACTCGGTTTCCAGCATCGATGGTGTTCGCGTTTACTGTTCCGAAAACCGACAATTCATTCGACACCAGATAAATGTTGATCGTATAGACGCTATTCGCTGATCCCTGAACAAATTTAAAAACACCACCATCATATTGAAAAGTAAATGCAGCGTCCTTGACAAAAGAAGTGTCACTGGCAGACTTTGAATAGGCCTGCCAGTAAATGCGATCATCTTCCATCAACACATTCGCGGAATTTCCAGATACCCTGGTCGCAACACACAGATAAGACCTGCCAACAACAAGGCTGTCTTGAAAATCAACATACTGCTGCAGGGAAAGGGTCATTGTCTTGGTTCCGTTCACCCACGCACCAGTGCTGCCGACTGTCGCCGCAAGGGTTATGCTTGCCCCGATAGTCGAAACGATTGGCAAGGCCACCTTATCGGTCTCTAAATCCTTTAAAACCGTTACATTTACATTCTCTACAAGAATTGGACTGCCAAGCCCATCTGAAGGACTTTCAATTGCAAATTTAATTAATGTTCGCGTTCCCGCTGCAGCCGCAATATGAAGTCCTTTCGGGTCTTTGCCTGTAATTGGATCCAAAATTGCGCCAAAAGACTGCCAACTATCAGTTAAGGCTAACTCTACCCGATCCCACCGTACCGTCGATCCTGTATCCACACCCATGATTGCTATAACAGCGCGACAATTACCAGTGCTAACCACTCCTGCCATTTTTGCGTCAAAAGAAATGGCGAATTTAATTGGCTTTGCTGACTCTGACCCTCTGGCAAAGTTTAATAACATCCAATGTTGCAATTCTCCGTGGGTAATATCAAAAGTAATTTTATCCACATCGCCGCCATCCTGCCCACCGCCAGCTTCGGTTCCTACAGTGCAGCCATCAGGCTTCCATGCAACAGATTTAAGGTCTTTGGGCGTTGCGATCCAATTCCTGACATACCGTGCGCCAGTAAATCTGGCTTGGTCTTGTGGCAATAAGATTTCAGAGCCATCTTCATCAGCGCCAAAACCATAACTCGCCCTGTGCCAAGTTAATGTAGACAAACCACTCTCGCTGACAAGACCGGAAATCAACGGGAAAGTCTCTTGCGTAGTACCAGGGACCGCATCACTTCCGAAGTTCTCGTTTCTTGAAAAGGCAACACACAACCAAGCCTTGCCATCGAAACAAAACTCAAGCACCGCACTGGCTTTTTCCCCGAGTCCTGTATAAATCCACAGCCAGTCTACTAATCCCTCTTCTTTCCAAGTTTGCGGCCCCCACCCGTTGATAATCCGATAGCCGCCACCATGAACCATTAATGTGATTCTGTGGCTTGTAGCGTCCGATCCAGCCGCAGGTTCCCTGACGGAAATCAGAGTGTCTTGTGTGATGGTAATTTGCTGTAACTGACCGTTGGCGGGATCAATCACTTCGTAGTTCGTACCGCCCAAGTGATCATAGATATCGATAAAAACTGTATTACTATCCTGCAACGCGACAAACGCCGCTGCAATGCGATCAAATTCATCACTTAAATGCGTTGCGCTTTCTTGGCGATTTGCGCGACCCTTATAAGCATTTGTATAAAACGGCATCCTATCTCCAATTGTAGAGGTCTGTTACGTTGGCGATTGCTGTGAAATCAATATCGTTTCTTGCAAACACAAGGTAAAGCCAGCCAACTCCATCATGAATACAGACTACAAGAGCGCCGTAATCGCCGCCCAAGCCCTGAGAATTCCACGGAATACCGGTGATTCCCGGTCCATTGCTATCAGTCGCCCATGATGCTCCATTTGGCATTGTAAAAGAACCCTCGCCGCCATCGGAAACCAGAAGATAGACAATTTTTGGATCATCACTTTCAGGAGCAAGAAAGGAAATGTCAACATTCCCCTCAACAGTAATTAACTGCATGTTTCCAAAGGCCGGATCGAGAATCGTTTCATCATTAACCGGACCATAATTATGAATCTCTTCGTTCTTGGTATCGCTTTTGTCTGACAAGTCTTCAAGGCAGGCCATGGCTGCTTCAATGGCAATAAATTGATCGTTCGCCTCCGCTGCAGTTATCTTGCGACCAAACTCTGCTTTGAGTGTATTGACATACCTGCAACTCATGAGGCCACCAACTGTAAAGTATCGTCCAAGGCAACGATTGTTCCTTCGGGATTATCAGCAAACACCTGAATATGGGCAGCGTCCGTTCCATAGGTAACTATCACGCATCCCGCATACCATCCATCGATCTGCACCTGTGAGGGCGAATAAATTGACTGATTCAGACCAAAGATATGACTTTGACCGCCTGGGGCGCTTACTGTAAAGACTGTATTTTTTGAGGCGAAGCGGAGATTCAGGTAAATCCGATAAGGATCGCCGGCAACCCTCGCCTTTATGTTGAGGTTTACCGTGACTACAGAAGCGTCGACCTTGACTACCTGCACAAGACCCGTTGTTGGCGAGATATCAGTATCCCCATCAAACGGTACGGTGTATTCGTGTACGTCAACGACCCCGATAGTCTCGAAACTGTCAGACCATGCCCCGATAAATTCGGCAACCCGATCAAATTCAGCAACAATATCGTCAGAATCGGCTATCGTTCCATCCGTGTCGGTATACGTGTTTGTGTAAGGTACAAGTGCGCCAGTCATGATCTGATGATTTTCCGTTTGCTCACATGGAATTGCATACTGTAAAGAATGTGCGGCAGTTCAGCCGCCTCATTGTGATACATGATCATACTCACATTACGCGCATGTGAATTCATTGAAACCCTGATATCGGTCTTGCTTGCTGCCGAATATAGGAATTCTCCATGCCGTGATATGCCGTAACGACCACCGCCAAGGAATACGGCGCGCTCCATAATCGTTTCAAAATTCTGCGGAGTTTCATTGTAGTTATAATCGGCTGAAACTCTGATAGAAGCACGACCAACGCCCTCCATGTACAGGACCATATCGCGCCACCGCTTGTTGACTTCCGGATCGTTGGCAAAATTATATGCTGTGACGATATACGCCTCTATTTTTGCGCCATCAAAATTCCGACCAATATCCGTTTCATAGACAAAACCATCATTTGATCCAATAAAAACCCTCTCCAAGCTGTTAATGTCACCATTGGTGGCAGCAGTAACATCCATACCGTAGTCAATGGTCATGATCCCATTGACCTTGTTTCCGGAAAAGCCAATCACAATCGCTTCATTGTTCGAGAACCAGCACCGATAAAGGCTCTTGCCTCGATGCACAACCGACTTCTGGATGCTTGCGTTGGCAAGAAAGTTCTGGATCAAAGGATCTATCTTCAAACTGATTTGGTTTGACGCGAAATCACCAAAGGCGTCCGTGGTAGGTAACTTGGAAAAACCTCGATCATCAAGATAAATGGAGCGACCAATCCGCTGTAGCGTGTCACTGATTGCGCCAGTTTCAAAGTTATGCAGTTTTAGGACCAGATTTTCCTGTACAAAACCTTCGAGTCGATATGTCATATGTCTGGTTACGAGTGAAGACAAAGGTGACATCGCCAATCTCCTCAATGAATCCGGTAATTTCATCGCCAGCAAGTTTTTCATCTGCACCGGTTACTGGTGTAAATGACAGACCTTGATTCTTTCCTGAATTCTGTAAAGAGCCACCACGAAACGCCAGAAGCAAGTGTCCTCGGTGGACACCAATATGCGTAGGAGTATCATCGGTCATGCCCGTTTCAATCGCCACATAGAGCGTACCGTCAAACTCAAAGGCATTATCAACACCATTAACGCCGTGCATCCGGAATGTACCGGAATGACCACCAAAATTATAGTTCCTGAAACGATAATCACCGTTAGGCGCAATGGATTGTGGCTCTTGGGCCGTAGTCGCGTTGCTTACCGCAACTGTTACTGCCGAAACTTGAAGATTCTCACTGGTAGAAAAAGGGCCGGAAGTGATTGCTGTGGTAACGATATAACCCTCGGCATCGCCACCACTCCAGTAGCCATCATTCAGAACGACACGACCAACAATGCAGCTCGCACCAGAACCGGAACCAGTAATTGTTTGACCCTCAACGATTTGCGTTGCGCCCTGGACAAAGCGAACCTTGAAACCCAAAGGCACTTGCGTCCACCCTGATCCAGAACTAACCCACAGGTCCGTTTGACTGCCAGATAGATTATTTCGGAAAGCGTAAACCTTGTCATTGTAAACCTTGACGCCCAACACATCACCACTACTGGACGCGCCACCAACAGCCGCAATCATATCGCGCCTGATCGTTTCAGCCGACAAGCGTGAAATGTCATGCTCGTCTTCGTCCTTTTCGCCCTCAAAGTCTGATCCGGTTGTCGCAAGTGCTGTGGCGCTGCCCTGTGTCCAGATCACACCAGAATTAACCTGATCAGTTAAGTCGGTAACAATGAAATAGCCATTGCCCTCTGCATCTGTAAGGACGTATCTTGAGACTATTCCGGCCTCACCAGTAGCAGCAGTGATAACAGAATTGACCAGAAAAGGACCATTGTTAATCCCTGAAAAGGCCACCTTCCAGTAATCGGCCTTGGACGGTTGAGGCTGACCATCGTATCTCTCAAAACCACCGACACGCTGATATGCGCCATCAACAAAATAAGGCTCATAGTTTTTACTGACCAACAACTCCCCTGGCTTAATCTTCAAAGCAGAATGAACCAGATTCAAGCCACCCGAAAGAATAACCTTTATTTTGGTTATGACTCTGGATGCACGGTTGCGGAAAGCGTTTCGCTTATATGCTGCGGATCGCTTCATTCTGGAACAACCACCAAATCAGCATCGGAATGTGATTCTCTGTTGAAACCTTGATCCGGCAAATGTGCAGCTTCCATTTCACTCAGAAGATAATCGTATTCCTCATGCGCTCCCGCTGAAACTTCCGGAGCATCTTCGTGTTCGGCATACATAATCTTGGCAGTCACAACAATCAAACGAGTGAAGTCTTCCGGTATCAATGGAATATCCGCGTCTTCATAAAACTGCCGTGGCTTTCTGTGAAAGTCGTACCTGCAGGTTAAATCAGAACTCTCAATTGGTTCGGACAGAAGGATCGTTCGATCAGGTCGCATTGACCACCAAGCAGGGAAATTGGAAGGATCTTGCGTTTCGTAAGTATAAAATCTTACAAAGTCCGAATTATTCCAATCCATGAAGACCGGAAAATGCGCCTCGCCATCTGCAGCAATAACAGCCAAACTCTTGCGTTTGATGAAATTGATAATACCGATTGAAATTTTATCAGGTTGACCGGGGATCACCGGGATTTTTTCAGTTTCGGGAGGAACAATCGTGCTGTCCTGCGTAAGATTCTGAGTTGTCGAAACCCAAAGAAAATCCCAATTAAGCCATTCTCTTTGGATTTGGTTGTTCGCCTGTTTGATCCAGTAAGCAGCCTTGGCCTGATCGCCAGTTGCGTTGATTACCGAATCTAATGCGGAACCTCCGCTAAGTGCTGTCTCCCGAACAAAGTCGTTGACAAGTGACAAATACGTGTCCATGAAGGTTCCTCATTATTTAACCGTGTTCGTTTAAGAACTCCACCAGACGCGCCTGCATACCTGCACCCTTTTCAACGGGTGTAAAGTCAGCACCGGCAGCTTCTAGGCGCTTGTAAACAACATCAACGTGTCGCTTCAAAGCCTGGATGTGCATATCTTCAAACGGAAGTTTTGCAGCGGCAACTGGCGCGGCAGCTACAAGCTCTGGTTTGCCGGAGTTTTTGGAACCGGGGATTACCTTGCCAGTTGAGTCAAAATCGAACCCATCCTGCTTGAAAAAGACTGTATCGCTGCCAAGGCAACGCCCAAATTTTCTGGATCTGTCTAGCATATTACTCATAACGGCCTTCTCCTAAATTTTTTCACGAAATGCTAACCCTTCGTGCAGACGGGGTTTGCGGATTTGGTCAGCTTCAAGCTGCTCGGGGGTTCTGGCACGGTCGCCATAACTTTTATGTTGTGTGTAGCGGGAATCTTCCGGATTCATTTCTTCATCCATGTAACCTACTTCCACTGGATAAGAGTCCGGACGCATTATTCCTGAACTGGTACGCGGCATAATATTCTCCTGCAAAACAGGCACGGAATTACCCGTGCCTGTGATTGCTTTTCAGCCTAGCAGAACTTGAACGGACCTTTGGCGGTGCTTTTATCAGGACCAATCGGAACCTGATTCTTGCTAAAGCCCTTAGTACCCATGCCACACTGTTCGGGCGTGTCAGTTTGTTTCTCCTGACAAGCTAAACCAGAGTGAAGACTACCACCAGGAGCAGAATCAAACTTTTCAATTGCAGCGCTCTTTTTGCGATATTTTCCATGCATTTTCATCTCTCCTTAGAGATCGAACCACTCGACATCAACTAAGAGGTCTGCGATTCCGGTTGGAGTGCCTACAGACGCTTTGACGGTGATTGTGATATCACCTACTGCATCAGCAGGAATGTCAACGGCATCGCCGTTGTCGATAGCGTATCTGGCTTCGGTAGTCGCCAAACCATTCAGGGGTAGATCATCCTGAAAGTACAGGTCGGGTGTCGTACCATCGCCAACTTCAATACCGCCAGCAGAAGAGGAACCAGCGAAAATTTCGCTTACCTCAAAGACCATATAACCTCGAACCCTTCCTCGCGCAGTAGGTGGAGTGCCTTCAGCATTGTTACGCCCTGCTAAGGGAGCAGCAATAACATGAGTAACATCAGAACCACCAAAATCCACAGCTTGGAAGAGATATTGCCGTAATTTTGAATTGTCATATCCAGTGGACATAATTACTTACCTCGTTTGAATCCAAGGACACCCGACACTAAGCACAAAGGCCGCAGAGTGCAGGGCATCAAGTGTCCTCGAAAGATTTGCATCAGACTGCGGATTCCCACTTGATGATGCGATTGTTGATAAATGCATCGCCAACGCTACCTGGGTGTACGATTCCGTAACCCAAAAGAGCGTACCAAGCGATACCCCGTGACCGGCCAAAATCGGTTGGGATTCGGCCTCGAATCTCTTCCGGAATAACAATGGCCTCGGCAACCGTATCTTCGCCAAGGAAGAAACACCAGTCAGACTTGCCGTTGTTCCACAAATCGCGTGTTCGGAAGTTCCACGTGGTTGAATCAACCGCGCCACCCTTCTCAACGTGCGTTTGCTCGATGAACCGGCAACCCTCGTAACGACCAATCTCGCCATTCATGATATGACCAAAACCGGTTTCCACGTAGAAGGAAATGGCTTCAAGATCATTCTTGAAATTGCGGAAAGTGGTAGGCCAGCCGATACCGTAATAATCATCAGCCATGTACGGAGGAATATTGGATTCCTTCATTTCGTCAATGATCAGCTTGATGTGTTCTTTGCCCATGGCAATGTTGTTTGTCAAGGTGCAACCGCCCTCTTCAAACGTCACTACTGTAGCAGAAGCTTCGGCAGTTACGGTTCGGCCTGTGAGGTTAAACTGCGCATGTGCAGCGCCATCCAGGGTTTCTTTGGTGTCAATCTTCAACACCTTTTTGATGATCTCTTCGACAGGATGCCGGGAGAGGTTATTCAGTTTTCCAGTGTACGGAACGGAATTACCGTATTCCGTGATAACCAGAGAGTTCTGAGTGATCGTGAAGTTGGTCTGAGGCATTTCTTGATTTTCGTCAAGCGTACCACCACCGGTCTGCAACCTGGAATACACGTTCCAGTTATACAGTTCACCCTTGTTAAGACCTTTCTCCATCGCATCCCGCGCATCACATAGCTGACGGAATTTAACAGAGGGAAGGACATCAACACGGAGTTTGTCTGACAGTTCATCTGAATACATGAACCCGCCAATGACATCAACTTGCCATAATTGTCCAGCCATTATCGTTCTCCTGAGAAGGAGAGTTGGGTTTAGGTCTAAGGGCGGTTTCCTTGTCGCCGCTGTATATCCCTAATATATTCCCGACTACTCCTAGGCTTTTTAGTTTCCGGAGCCTTCGAGGTTGATCTGGCTTTCGACGATTGAGGTAGAACGCGCTTTCTCTGTCTGCGGTTCTCTAACTCGGTTTTCTGCACATTGGAATTTGAAGATTTGGCTTTTGAAATTCTGCGAACAAAGTCGCCGGATTCTCTAGCCATTTCTACTGCGGTCCTGCCACGACTATTGGGCGAGGCCTGTAATTCCTTGTACTTGCTTTCCGCGATTTTCCGCAAATCAGAGTCATTCATGATGTCAGAATAATTATCAATCAGTAACCGATTCGCTTCTGCGCGATCAGCGCCGTAAGCTGTTTCAAACTCGTTGACAATCCGATCCGATGCTCTCGGTTCGGCGTTTCCGGTCGAGTTATCTGCCTCTGGTGCGGGTCGTAATGCAATGATTTCTTTTACGATTTCATCAACATCATCCTGCGTACCGTCTAGCGAGGCATCAAGAAGCTTCTCTCGAAACTTCCTTAACTCAGCCTTACTCAGATCATCCTTGTCGGGTAGATCCCCTTTGGCTGGAGAATCGTTCTGCTGTTGCTCGAATTCAAGTCTTTCATCTTGCAACGCCTTTCCTGCGGTAGCTGCTGATTCAAAACGTATATTCGCTGAACGATTCTTTTGATATTGAGCCTTTGAACCTGCCGCAATTACATCGGCTTCTGGAACAATGTACTCATTACCTTCAACTTTCACGGCAACCATACCATCATTGACTTCATAATCCAAATCGGGTTTTGGCCTTGCCGATTCCCCATCCTCTGCATCAGACTGCGGCTCTGGCTCTTCTTCCTCAATCGGATCGTCGCCGGATGCTGCTTCGTCTGCCATCTGATTAAGCGTATCGTCGGTCGGTGTTTCGACGTATTCCGCGTCCTCAATTTCCTCTTCGGTTTCCTCCGCTCTGGCATCAGCCTCAAGATCAACATCATGGGCGGTATGCTCAAACTCCGCTTCATCGGCGGCTTCCGCTACCATTTCGTTCATTTCCTTGACGCTAGGCATGTTGTCCTGCTCTTCACGCTGAGTGAGTTCACGGTTCTTTCTGGCCTTGGCATAAATGGTCTTCCGGTCTTCAACATAATTGCTGCCCGATACCGGATTTTCTTCATCTCCGGTGGCAACAACGTGGTCCGGATTGTCCGGCTTTAATTCATCTGCCAATACTGGTTCATCTTTTTTCGGTGTCTTTTTACTCATTGCTTGTTTCCTGTTCTGCAACCTGTTGCTCTGCGACCTTGCCCGACTGAATAATAGCTTCTGCCCAGGTAAGGATTATGTGTGCGGCTCGGGCCTCAAGATGCTCCCTTTTCAGCTTCTCGGGTTCATTACTCTCGGTCCATGCCAGCGAATTGTTGTGAATAATCTTAACAGCGTGGTCAACCAGTTTGCTAAGGACTTTATCTTCCGTGAGGGCGTGACGCAAATCCCTGGACGAAACAATGTCAGCTATCAGGGCATGGTCAATCCCCATTTCTGAAAGACCACGGATACCCCTGACAATCTCTTCGTTTGCATCATCATCATCTGTACGCGCTCGAAAACCGTCAAGCGGATCGTACTTTTTAGTGTTTTGATTCATTGGCATCGTCCACAAGATCATCCACGGTCTTTTCCGGATCAATCATTGTGACCGCGCCAGTTTTCTCGTCACGCTCAAACCATTCCGGCTTGGCAGTGACAACCTGCTTGAAAGCTGCTGAAACATTGGTCATATGCTGCATGGTCTGTTCGACAATGGACATCGCACAATAGGCACATATCGTGTTGTTAGTTACTGGTGAATTAATCATCAATGGAACCAGATTTCTTTCCCTGCCACAAAACCCACACTGCGTTGAGTGCGGGTGCGGTTGATCTTCTATCTGCGGCCTTTCACTTCCCATAATATTATCCTGCTTGTTGTGGCACGGTTTGATATTGATCCCGCGCAACGATACCTGCCTTATCATTCCCCGGCATATTTGGAGCCTCTTTATCAGTAGTTTCTGTATCACTCAATAATTCTTTTTCCATGGCTAACTCGTCCATCATGATCTGATGTTCAAGAGCAAGTTTCTGCTGCCCGAGTTCCTGCTTGGTCAGTTCATTCTGTTCCCGCTTGATGGCATAGGTCAACATATCAACCTTGAGTTTGTTCTGAGCAATGCGGTGCTTGAGTTGCATATCAGCCTTGGACTTGGCATCACCGGATTTCAGGCGCATACCTTCAATCTCGATCTTGCCCTTAGACTGAATCTCTGCAACCTTGGTCCGACCATCAATTGCCGGCTGATCCGTTTCCAAGGCCTGTGTGAGTTCTTGGACTTTCTGCTCAAGCTGCAATACTTCGGGGTCTTTCTCTTCCTTGAACAAGGATGGGAAAAACCGCTCTGCAGACTTGTAGCCAATTCCACCGAATATCTCATTGAGCAATTCTTTCGGCTCGATTTTTTGAACCAAGTCCGGCCTGACTTCCGCAACGGTCTTGACAGCAATACTGATCTTTTCCAGTTTCTTTTCAGGGGAAGTGGCGGCAGCGCCGACATTCACCTTTACCCTGGTAGGCTGCTTGAGCATTTCAAATGCTGCGCGAGGATGGACACCAGAACGACTACCGACGATTGAAAGCACTACCTCGTCAGATTCAAATGCCTGTTCGTACTCCATCACCTGTTGCAAGGTATTCTCTACCCATGTAGCAATAAAAAGCATGATCGTCATTTCAGTAATTTCATCTGCGCCCTCACCCAACAATTCCATCCCGCCAACTGTTTCGTTCAACTGGCGGTTGTTGGCAACCGATGATCCGGAGAAGTTGCCGACCAGATCATCAAACTCAACATTCAAATTGGCCTGTTCCTGATAACTTCCAGAAGTAGGATCTTGGACTGTCCGAATATTTACATCATTATTCGGATCATCCATGGTCGTGACACCACCAGGCACGTTCTTCATGAGTGATTGGATATCCACGCTTTGACCGCGACGGATAAAGTATCTAGGTGATAGTACATGCCTGATGGCGTCCAGACGCAAATTGGTAATGTCGTTGACCTCTTCCGACAAAGGCGAAACCAGTTCGATCATGCCTGCCGGATAGGGCTTATGCGTTTCCAGTGTGGAATAACCCAATGTGTAGGTACGTTTAATTGTGGGAAATATCTGTGAGGCCGGTACAGGCTCTTCTGAGAGCATGAATTCCTCGCCAAGTGTATCAAAATACCAATCTTCTCCGTCTACGCGCATGAAGTTATGGTGGACCCAGGTGATGTCATACAGTTCGACATCTGTGCGCACATCATCGTACCGGTCTTCACGATGGCCTTCTCTGGCCTGACGGATTGAATCATACGTATCGCGCAAGGCAGAGCGAACCTGATCCAGAGACATTTCGCGCCATTTGGCATGACCGCGCTGCTGTGGTTGTCCACCGCGCTCGACCAGTTCGTGTACGTAAAAAGGCTCACGTTCGATCAGGTATGGAGAGGAATTGATGGGATCGCGCCAATCGGCTGCAGGAGATAAACGGATATTTTCAACCGGAATAAGGCGAATGTCCGGATGATCATGAATTATTTTGCTGTCAATCGTCCTGACCGTTTCCGTTCCATTTTCGGTTTCATATGAATCCTCATAGACCTCTTCAATTTCAAGGTAATTCCATGACTGTTTTGAAATCACCACACCCTGCTTAAAGCTATCCTGCAAAGCGCCGATACAGGTCAGATACCATGGAATATCAAGATCAAGACGGTAGTTGAGCAATTCAGTCTGCACCGTGGCTGATAATTTTTGTGCGGGTTCCCCAGGGTTCGGTGCGGTACAACTAACCGCATCTTGGGTGGAGAAGAAAGCCTTGGATGCTGCTGCTTCGAGTTTGCGGGTGGCGGTGCGAATTTTTGGACGGAATAATCTGGATCGTTTGCTGTAGGCGTTATGGTGATATTTGGAACCGAGTGGATGTTGCGAGTTGAACATTCTCATGTTGTCCTCGACCTTGCGCCGGATGGACGAGTCAAACCAGTCAGTAGAGGCACGAAAGGCCGATCTTGCCCTCGCCAACCACCAGTCATCCGTTCCTCTTACTTCTGAGGCGTCATCGGCAGGTTCGGAAGTATATCCCTCTGCGACTCCGGCATTTTCCAGTCTTGCGCCTTCTCTCATTTTTTAATCCTCACCATTGTTTGACCGTTCACCTTGAAAATCTTGATATCTCCTTTAGCGATTTTTCTGGCGACAGCGGCTTGTGTTGAGGCCTTTTTGTCCTTCAAATCATCGATGTGCGGTATGCAGTTACCGACAGCATCGCGGGGCGCGTCAATCAACCGACTTAAATTCTCACCCCGTAAACCCATCCTTAGCATATCAAAACGCTCTAACAATTGACCAGCCTGCTCTTTGATATGCCGCAGTGATGGATCGTGGATTACATCTTCCATTCTCAATTTCATACCCATGGTCGGGTGAAGTTCTGAAACGGTCACGTAAATCATATGCCCGAATTCGTTAACCTGAATGACCCATCCCCACCCTGGATAAGTCCGGATCAGGTAATCGCCAATATCCTTGACCAGCGACATCGTTGCGCCATGATAGCTTTTATCAAAGTGATTCGGGTTTTGGATCACGCCTTCTGGCTCGGCGTTGGCATCGCGTTTGGCTTGTGCTGGCGTCATGCCCTTTGAAATACGTTTCGGATCAACAAGGGCTGCTTCCAACTTATCCCTGATGTGGGGGGCCATTTCAGCCGAATCCCAATCAATCAAATCTTTTATGTCCATGCGTGTCCTTTAAAAAAGGGAAGTCCTGCGACCGACTTCCCCGCAAATATGACTCGGACAACAAGGGGGGGAGCCGAGTCAACCTGCTCTTGGGAGCGCGTAGGAATTTGCGTAAACCATGCGCAACAAGAGCATTACCAAAATCAATTACACGAAATCGGCTGAGTAAGCCTCGTATATAAAAACCCCCTAACACAGTCTGTTAAGCAGAGCGGTAAACTTACATCCCGAGAAAGATCGAGATCCAGACGCCACGTAAACACCAAGTTATTTTGCGATTCAGGAAAGATAAAAACTTCGCCTACCTCCCAATTAATAACATTGAACGGCTCATAGCTTATTAATTCCTGTTGATAGAGGGTAATTTCTCGACCTTCATCGCTTGCAAATACATACCAGTCCAGCCGATTTTGTCGGAAGGTGTAATAGCTGCCAACAACTCTTTCAGCCTGTACCTCCAAAAAAATGCCCTCACCAGGGCGTTCCGGATCGTACCACGCACCTGAAAAACAATCATCCAAGGCGAAAAGTGGGACAGAAAACAGCATTAAAACGATAAATAGAATGAATTTTTTCACAACGGCTCCTTGCTTGGTTAAGCTTGCGTCACACATACTAGCACAGAAATTTATCAGGCCAATAATCAGTCATCGGTTTTTCGCTTCTCGGGCGCATCGTCAAAAGCCATATCTGCAATATCCTGATCCATGCCGTTTTCCACACAAAGGCGCTTTAACTCCACTAAATCAATTGCCGGTAGCGCGGCTGGCGGCTTCCACAAATCGTAGCCTTGCTCAAACGCTTTACAGGGTGAAAAGGACGTATAGCCATCGTCATAAACAACAAAATACCCACCAATTCTCGGGCTATGTTTATGCGTCCAGTCGTTGTTCACTTCGACCTCAAAGCCGCCATTAAGATGCAATACCACGTGTAACATTTTGCTTGGTTCAACTGCGGTAATCTGCGCGGCCCTGACAAGTTTGTGACACTGGTAAACAGGTAGTTCCTTCATGCGTGTGTATCCACGGATGTGTGAGCCATTCCGGACGTTGAATCAAGCGCCTCTATCGGCTCATTGCGATCAACGATAGCGTAATGTGAGGTATCTTCCATGCAACGGCCTATTGCGGCAATCGCGTTACCGCGAGTGGAATAACCCTGTGAAGGATGTTCAACTTCATGGTTGCCGGCAATCCGGTTGAAATACCATTTATCGTCTTCACCCTGAAAAATTTCATAGCGACCTTTTTTACTGCTCATAGTTAAACTCCCTAGTAGTTTTTGTGCAACCACGCTTTTGAAACAGGTACACAATGAATAAAACGGAACCAAGTCCCGGCAATGTTTGCATATATAAACGTTCTTCCAATCCTGGGCAAGCATTACTAGCGAGGCCTGTATCTGGCAAAAACCCTGCCAGTCCTTTGCGTGTGGCGCTTGACCCCGCTCGGAAGCCCGTAGTCCAGACGCTCTAGCGTCAGATTGGAAAAGTACAAATTCCCATCCCTGATTTTATCCAGACAAACACTAACTGTCTGTCTTCTCTCAACCACGAATTGCTTCGCTACATGACGCAAACTATTGGAATCGTTTCCAACCAAGCAATTCATCGAGTAACGTCCTGGGCCAACCCTTACGCTCCAAAACCGCTGCGGAACAACTACCTCTTGTGCGGGAAGTAACTCTTCGACAACGCCTGTTGCCTTCGGCATGGCAATAGCCGGAAACGCCGCTATGGTGATTGCGGTAGCAGAGATTTTTAAAAAGGATCTACGTGTCAGTTTTTCCATCAGTGTCTCCGTTTAATCTGAACCATGGCCCACTGGTAGGTGACTACGCGCCCGTACATGGGTGCAGACAGGCGCTTGGCAAGCAGGTCAAGAAACCTGTAGCGTTCACGCTTGCCCCTGACCGTGCGGCATATCACCTGATACTCTTTCCTGTGCGCTGCCAATTCCTGTTCCAGACGAAAATCTTCGTCCACCAGATATAAATCCCACCAATCCTTAGAGCCACCGATTTTTTCATGCTGCTTGAAGTGGACCTTTTCATGCTCAATCAATGATTCCGGCAACCTCTGGTTCGAGGGATTGTAGATTACGTTGTCGTAGGCGAATATCTCGTCACCTGTTAAGGGAAACACTGCGCGAATCGCAGCAATGTTTGGCGGGAAGTCCGGCAGGATCAGAACGTCACCCATCAGTAATGCCCTTGGTTGAAACACCGGTATGAATAATCCTGATGCCATCCCACATATTCAGATTTTCATCATGATCCAACTGTTCTGGCCCACTATGGTTTCTCAAAGCCTTGCTTTCCTCAAAAAAGGAAGCTGTCTCTTCCTTGGACAAATGCACGGCAATCAATATCCGACCATGCAGCCTCGCCTTATCATGTTCCGCAGCAATCGTGTCTTTCACCGACAGGTATTCAAATCTCATGATAATGTCGCCTGTTCAATAAATCGAACACCCTCGTAATGACCAATCTCGCCGGTAAACAAACCAAAAGACTTCATGTTCGAGGGATGGACAAAGGCGTAATAATCGCCATTATGAGGATGAACATCACCCCATAAAGTGACGTTCGCGCCCGTGCCATCAGTCCACAACTGACCCGATGATGTTCCACGTGAAACAATCAAAGCAGTCGGCACAGCCACCACCAGGGCAGCATGGATTGAATGTCTTAAAAATTCTCTACGTTTCATCTTTTTTCGCTCCAAACTGATCGCTCAACCAACCAAGCATCAAAGACTTTGCTTTCCACTTTTCAAGATTGGGAATATCTTCTCGCAAACCGTTCATCATCACCTGTTGTTTCAGGCTGACAATATCATCATCCGTGTATTCCATGGTAAGGGCGCATTTCGGACCCGTTCTCTCGCCGCCAAGATCATCACGATCCTCAAGCGGAAAGCCAATCGGGTAATTCATCCAAGTCCATTTAAGAGACATCATCTGTCTCCTTCATCATTGTAATCGCCATGTGTTTGCCACACCGCCCACATTCAACAACACCAGTTATGAATATCCAGAATTGCTGAAAGCCACAACTACACTCCCAAACCTTTTCAGGTGGCTTTTGTTTTGCTGCAATCGGTACGACTTTATCCAAATCCACAACTCCTGTGTTTTTTTAACCAGTTCGCCTTGCGCTTGCGAGAGGCCTTGTTCCACTGAATACCTCGATAATAAATAACCTCACCTTTATGGGTAGTCTTGCCGGTAGGACAGCAAAAGCATAAAAGCCACCCTCGATCATTCCAGACCATCCACGGTTTAAGTCGCAACTCAAACACATTGGGTAGGACCGAAAATAATCAGCGCAACCAACGCGACAAACCCAATAGTCACGCAAACGATAAATATTGCCGGACCACCAATTGACACACTAAATTCTTTCATCACCAGTTTCCTATATAAATTTCGCAGTGATATCCCGAACCCAAGCGTTCCACTTACATGAGAAGGGCATGAATAAAAACCGCCTTACTTTTCCAATATTCATCATCTATTCCTCAATACACATGACTGCCTGGACATAGGTGGCGTGACCAAGACTATGAGATACAGACACACCACCAACAAACCTGTACCAAGAACAACCCTCAATAAAGGCCTGAACCGTATCGCCAAGGCCGGATGAACTGCTTGAATAAATGCACACGTAATACGATCCTTTCTTGTCAAGGTTCTGCAGGAAATCCCGTAACTCACCTAGCGACACGTTATCCATCATCTATTCCTTTGACTCGATTTTTACCGGACACTCGCACTCATGAAAATAATCAAACACTGCACCCGACAATAACCACAAACCAAACAACAAGAAAAACCACCCAAGTCCACGCATCATCTATTCCCTCGACGCATTAATCCGACCCGCCATCCATTCGTCAATCTCACTCTTAACCCACCGCACAGTCGATCCCGCATCTGTTGTCTTGATCTGCAACGGAAACGTGCCAGCCGCCATACCACGGTAAATGCCCGATTTTGACAAACTGACACACTTCATCACTTCATCTAACTTCATAAATCGTTCCATAGAGTGGTGTCATACAGTACACCCATATTTCCGGTTTTTCCACAGAATTTTAAAATTTATTCCGAAAACGTGTGTGCGTGTGGCTAGGTGGTATATATAAAGGGGGGCAAGGACGCTGCCAACGCGCGGGATCATTTTACAGTGCAGGATCGCCGTCCCCCCGCTGTAGAAAAGGATGCTTATTCAATTTAATGCCTACGCTCACCAGTGCAGGCCCATACCAGTGCAGTGTGACATCCTGGCACGTTGATCCTTGGCATGATGTACACCCTCAGACCTGAACACACCTACCACGCTCTTGTGCTGTACGTTTGGCAGCGCCTATGTTTCAGGGCAAGCACCATGCGCCAGTTCAAAAGTC